TCTAAAGCAGAAAAGAAGTAACTGTCTATTCTATTCATAGTAAAAAGCATTGCAGGTTCTAAGAAAGGTCTAGGTGCAGCAGGTCCAACACCTTTCCGCTTAACCCATTTTCCTTGGTGCTTAAATACTAAGAAAGGAGCCTTTACTACAGACACACTACTTCTACCGTACTCTATACTTAACCCATAAGGAAAACTATCTTTCCTATTTCTAGCATCCGCTATAATCTCTACACTACTTTCTAAACCCCTTTTTTGCATCTTACTATGTATAGACCTTTTTAATGTACCAGGAGGTTGAACATACCCTGGACCCATAGGTACTAATTCTTTAGCTTTTCTTACTACTACCCTCCTTGCTATATCTAAAGTTTCCTCAAAAGATTCAGCTAAAACTTCGGGTAACTCCCCCCATACTCTAGGTATCCTATAATCTAAACTAATATTTAAAGGAGAATCGCTAGTAACATAAGAAGCCATTACTTCTTATCCTTAGCTTCTTTCTTTGTTTTCTTAACCTCTTCCACATAACCACCTTCTACAAAATATTCAATAACACTTGTATTAAGTATTTCAATTTCATCCTCTTTAAAAGCTCTATATCTTCTTCCTTCAAATTTATAAGAAATACTATCAGATAATACCTTATATTTTAATTTAGCCATTTTATCCTCCTTGGTAATAGGCTTAAACAATTACCAATCTCCTGTATCTATCTACCATACCCAACACAGTAGGTAAAAAATCATACCCACTTTCAAAATTTAAACTACCCTCTTGCCCCGAAGCATTTCTAACCCCCATAGATTTACGTCTATCCATCAAATAAGCTACTTGCATAATACAAGCTTTCTTTAAATCATCAGGTACATTAAGAATATCTGCTGTGTCTGCATAGCCCCCTGTGTACTTGACTTGCAGCGAGCCTTCTGCATTGTGCCATTTATACCCTTTGAAGAATATAAGCCCCAAGTCATCAAAATCTCCACTTATAGTATAACTGTCAGAGTCCACATCGTCACCGCTATCCGTAAAGTCAAAGTCGGTGTTGTACCTGACGTGGCTGACTGAAGTTATCGGGAACCTCTTGAGGGACAAATACTTTCCCCCTCCTATGGGATACTCAAGTACATCTGTGCCTTCAGTAAAGGTCCTGTCACAATGACTCTGAATATCTTCTGAAACTTGTTCAATAAGTTCTTCTATCAATGTGTCTTGGTTAGTACTTGTAAAATTAAGGTATGTTCTTACATTAGCCGCTGAAACTAATTTAATAGCTGCCATTTCAAGACTTTAAAAATTTAAGAGCTAATCTTAAATTATTAGCCGCATATTTATGCTGCTTATTAGTAGAGCCTTCCAACTCTTTAATAAGTTTTTCTATAGCAGAAGTACTTATCTTCTTTTCTTTTTTCTCTTTAGCCATATTAACCTCCTATAAGTATAAGGAAGGGGAAAACCCCCTCCTTATTAATCAATTATTAAGCAGCTCCTTTCATGTAACCTAAAGCTTCAGGTAACACTAAGTCTCCGCCAATACGCATACGAGCAATAAATAAAACATCTGGATATTGGAACTCATCCAAACGCTTAACACTCATACCTACTCTTTGAATGATCTTATAAGCTTGCTTCATATCTCCACAATATACAGAGTATGTATCTGCTGCTAAGTTAGCCAATGAAGGAAGAACAACATAAGGTCTTCCTGAAATAGTAGCAGGGTGAGCTTCCGCAGCTCCTTGCAAAGCACCTGCCCATAGGTAATTGCCTTGACTGTCTTGAACTTTTCTAAGTTTGCCCAAGGTGTCTAGGTTGAAGTACCACTTAAGGTTGCTCTGGTATCCTGTCTTGAATGCCGATTGAAGCTCAAAGAACTCATCATAATCAAATACAGTATTACTGCCCATGGTCACGTTATTGCTCTGAGCTGCCATAAGAACTTGGTTAGTGTTAGTGTCAAAGCCTTGAGGCTGTCCACTACCACTTCCTGAAATAAAAGAAAGAGCTTCAGTATATGCCATCTTAGCACCTAAACGCTCAGTAACATAAGAACCAATATTTGGAATGTCCTCTAAAGCTTCAAGTGACAGCCTGATCTGACCTGCTAATACATCGCAAGAAAGTTCTTTACGGGAAAAAGAAGGATCAGCGGCATCTGGGGCAGTCCCTGAATTATAAGTAAATGATTCAGCTTCCCATCCAGCACTTGCGTCAAATCCTGTATGGAACTCAATCTTATTACTAGTAATTGAAACTACATCGGCCTCAGACCTCATTGGATCAATTTCCTGAAAATTATTGAGAATGGTTTGATACATGAACTCAGGGATCAAATGACCTCCCGAAGCATCCGTGTAAGACACTACAGGATCACCTGCCGCTTTGTTCAAACGCTTTTGGTATTCATTAGTGGCCAGCTCTTTCATTCTCTCAAGATCGTTTCTATCGATCTTTTTTTCACCAAACTTAACATAAGCGTCATAAAGGCCCTTAAGCTCTTTGCTTTCCTCTTTGTTATTATCTTCAGAGGCCCCTTCAAGGACTTTGCGGTTGGACTTGTTGATCTTCTCTTCGATCTCGTCCAGCCTTTTTTGCATATTAGCGTCTTTGTCATTGACGAACTGCTTGCTCTTCTCTTCATTTGTGTTGATCTTGTCCACAACCTCTTTACGAAAAGACTTTACCAATTTCCCCTGTTCTTCGATCAGGGCTTTCACTTCTTGCTCATTACTCATTAGATTCTCCTTTTAAGTAATTAGTAGATTTAATTAGACCCTGATTGATAGACCTAAGACTTTTCAAAATCTCAGGGTCAGTTGTTGGTTCATCACTTACTGATTTAACAGCAGTAATCTCAGCTTGGGAGTTGCAAGGGAAATCAACGAAACTGACCTCATGGGGAACAAGTTCCCTTAGTTCGTTGTATTCCTTCCCGTCCTTTTCCACCCATTGTTGCTCTTTCACTTCGTAACCAAAGCTCATCCTGTTCACTGCACCCATCTTTAAAAGAGAATACCCTTCCCTTCCTGCTTGAGTCTCTTGATTGATGTACCCTTTCACAAAAAGACCTTTGGAATCCTCTTTGACATCTGCCACCCCCACGTTCATCCTGTGGTTGCTCATAAGTATCATACGATTGCCATTCTTCTGCAATGCGTTGGTGAAGGCCCCTGGCATCACCACGTCCCTCACCCTGTCCACACTAGAGAAAACAGAAGCATATCCCTCGAACACCTTCACAGGGACCCCGTTTATCTCTTTGTCATCAACATGAAAATTCTTCACCTCAAATTGAAAAGATTTCTTTTTCATCTGAGCTTCCTCCTTATTTGCCTCTATGTCATTAGAATGCTTTTTTGCTTTCTCTAAGCTCGGATACCTTCCCAAAAGCCTCTTCCCATCCTCAGAGTACACTCCCCAGACCTGCTCGCTCTTTGGAAGGTCAGGGTCAATGTCCAAAGCCCTGCACTTCTCTATGATGTTCACCTCAATCATCGCTCACCGCCCTCATCTTATTATTAGGTTCTTTCTCTAATTCAGCTTCCCTTGCCACATTCGTAAAATCAGGTGGTTCCATCTCCTCTTTGAAAAAATCCCCATCTGACACTTCATCATACCCCAACAACTTCCTCGCCTCGTTCTTCGTCACGATCCCTGAGTCGAAAAGGCTCACCGCCTGTTTCGTCACAAGCGTTCTGTCACGCTTCAATACGTCCACCTTGTCCATGTCTATCTCTAAATGGAAGCCCTCCCCGAACAAGGTCAACAGCTCCTTGTTGAGAAAACTCAGCATCCTGTTCATCTGAGGGATGACCGCCTCTGAATAAAGCCCTGCCTTCGCCTCTTTCACATTCTGATAAGTCCTGTTCTCAAACCCCAAAAGCTCCGCAGGGACTTTGAGGGTCATTGATATCTCCCTTCCGCTCATTCCCATTACTTTTTCCCAGTCCATGTCCACCGCTGACAAAGTAAGAGGGTGGAACTTCATCCCACCTGGCAGCACCATCGTCTTCATGACGTTGTTCGCTCCCCCTGTCTTGACCTCCATCTCATTCTTCAATATCAATCTCTGCTTCTCGGACAACCTGCCCGCATTCGACTCAAGGTAGCCGTCCGTCTTGGTCATCCTGTTCAAGAGGTTGGTGTTCCATACCCTGCCCGCATTGTTCTGGTCTATCGACATGGCGCACGGCCCCAAAGGACTCATCCCCTCTGTCTTCTGGAAAGGATGGAAGAACTTCAAATGGACCAGCTTTGCACCGTTGCTTTTGAAAAGCTTATTGTTTATATAATACTTCACCTCGTTCGCCAACACCTCTATCCTGATCTCAGAAGGTGAGAGCAATACCACTTGGGAAGGCTTCCCTGAAGAAACGTCCACCCAAAGGTAAGCATTCCCTGACAAATAGAAGTAAGCCCATAGAAAGTACATGAAATCATAATAAGAAAGCTTCGAGTCCCCGTAGTAAACATTGTCCAACAGGTCGAGTATCCTATGCTCCCTGACTATCTCCCTCTTGCCCTTGAACAAGGAAAGCTTCAGGTTCGCCCCCGCATTCGCCAGTATGTCAATACATGAGAATATGTAAGGGTTCTTCTGGAACCCTTGCTTGGAAAGCTTGTCATATGTGCTTTCCTGCTCTAAGAAACCACTCAGCAAGGTATTTGACACAGGAGTGAACAAGCTCGACTTCTCATAGAGGTCATCCTGCATCTGATTAAGATCAGGCACTATGCCCAGGCCGTCCCTGATCTTTTGTAAAAAACTGCTCATAACCACTCCACCCACGCATCATCTTGCCTTTTCATGAAACGCAATGCTTGGGAAACGCTGTCTACTTGGTCTTTTCTCTTTGACGCTGGGAAAGAAACCAGCTCGTCCACCAATACATTAACAAAATCTTCATTCCTTGGGAAGAAAACTTTGCCACTTTCAAACAAATGTGATATGGCCACCGCCCTCGCCTCCTTGCTCCTGCCCTCTGTTTTCTCTGGCAATATGGGCAAGGAAGTGGTTTCCTGAAGGTCTTGCAACAACTGAATACCGCTGGATGCGTCCTCTATCAAAACACAGTCCGCCTCCCATGCTGACTGCATATTCAATATCGCCCTCTTCAAATCCGTGTATATGCACTTCTCCCTCCACAAGTACACCAAATAAAAACCATTCTCGCACTCCGCCCAGAACGTGCCGACCGAGAAGTCATGCTGTGCCTTCGCCTTCGATGCCGTGTCCCAACTCCATATGTACCTGTACACATGGGGAAGCCCCCCAGGCTCATAGAACCTGAACCATTTGCGGTTGAAGATGCTGGACTCCTCCATCACAGGGCGTTGCAAATACTGCGCTCCGAATGCCCTCGTGCCAATGTTCTCCCTTATCCTCTTTAAAGAGGCATCGTCATACTTCTCTGGCCACAAGGCCTCTCCTTCCTCCCTCTCCTTCTCATTCGCATCCCCTGTGGCGGGGAGGCTCAATACCTCCCATCCGTCCTTCTTCGCCAAGTCCGTCAACCTTCCTGCAAGATCGTCCTTGTGCCACCTCGTCATGGTCAGCACTATTGCCCCTCCCTTCTCCAATCTCGTATATGCCACGTTCTGATACCAATCCCAAACTGCGTCCCTGTAAGTGGCAGAGTCAGCATCGTCCGCTGACTTGATCGGGTCATCTATCAAAAAGATGTCCGCACCCCTGCCAACTATTGTCCCCCCTATTCCTACTCCTACATATCCGCCTCCCTCAGAAAGGTCCCACTTCTGCACAGAGTAACTGTCCTCGGACAATGACGCATCGAACACGTTCGTGAACTGCTCCGACTTCACCAAGTTCCTCGTCTTCCTTCCAAAGTCCGTGGCAAGCTCCCTTGAATAAGACACCGCTATCACCCTCTTAGTAGGGTTCCTCCCCAAGAACCAGACAGGGAACCTTATGGAACTAAGCTCGGACTTGCCATGCCTGGGAGGCATGTTTATCATAAGCCTGTCGACCTCGCCCCTCTCCACAGCTTCCAACCTCTCCGCTATCATCCTGTGATGCCAGCTCACTTGATAGCTCCCATGGCTCCTCTTAGTGAACTCAAGCAATGACCTGGATGCCAATGCCCTGGATGCAAGCTCCTTCCTTACCTCACTTCCCCTCATTGTCCAAAATCTCCTCCAACTGCTTTACGCTCATGTTCGCCATGTCCTGCTTCAAAGAAAGCACCATGCTCTTGCTCTCCACCCTCTCCGTTGCCTCGCCCCTTAACAACATGTCCATCTTCATCACCGTCTCCAAGTCCTTGATGTTCCGTATCTTCAACTCACCTGCCTCTATGTCATCCTTCGCGGTCTGCATCAAGTCAAAGATCACCTGCTGGCAAACCCCCTTCACCTCAGAGTACAGATCACCGAACTTCTCATCAATGAACTTCCCTACTTTCGAGTCCAATGCCTCCACCCTTCTTTGCCAATTGAACCTCCTCGCCCAAGCACCTACCTGAACAGCTGACTCACCTACCAACTGACCTGCCTTTTTATAGTTCCTTTCCTCACCTAGACTATAATAGACGTGGAACGCCCTTAACTGAATGTCCGCTTTTTTCGTCAAAGAGTTCTTTGAGAACCCCATGTCCAACTTCTCAAGACTGTACTCACTCATAGTAAAATCCTCCTCATCATATGATACACCATAGCTTAAAAAATTTCTGTGAAAATTTTTTTTTTAAAATTTTTTTAAAATTTTTTTTGGTCATATTTCAAATTTGGTATGGGGATTTATATGGACGGTGTGCTTACACATTATGACGCACTGCGTTGAGCCTCAATGACACGATGCGTTATGACGTGTATACTTTGTTTACACTGAACAAATGTTCATGTTTATAATATGTAAACTTTGTTTACACTGAACAAATGTATACAAAAATAATTGTGTAAACAAAGTTTACACTGAACAAATGTATACAAGGGCAAGTGTGTAAACAAAGTTTACATGTGGTTTACTTATTAAATTGTAAGTAAGACAAAGAAGGACAAGGGCAAGAGTACAAGGGCAAGAGTAC